AAAAGAAAGACAAGAGGATATATTTTTGAAGTTACTGAATATGCCAAAAATCAGGCTAAGTGGAGTGCTGCCAAAGAATGGTGTTTAGATCATGGTTATGAGTTTAAAGTATTAACTGAGAATGAATTGTTTTAATTATAAAGAAGGTATCAAGTAATGAAAAGAAGAACCATCAGAAAAGGTGGAAAAATTGGTAAAGGATATAACTATGTCTTTGAGACGGGAGAGGTAACCTTCAGCAATGATCCAAATATTCCTGTAGGTTCTAATGTATACAGAGATAATTTAAGGAGAGATCAAAGAAAACCAGAATTAAAAGAAAGAGATAAAATAAAAATTAATCCAACAGATGATAATGCCAATAGAGTTAGGAAAATTCTTGAAGATTTGATAGGAATTAAAAATTCTGACGATAAAATGATGGCAATATTGGAAGCAGTAAAAGATACAGTTACTCCCGTTCCAATTCCATATAAATATTATACTTTTGTTTATAATGCAGAAACTCCAAATATTCTATATGATCAATTTCCATTAATTTATTGCGAAGACATATCTCAATCTAAAGATGGGTACATATATTTTAGTGGACTTAATTTTCATTTTCCTATGAGAAGAGTATATAGAATTGATAGAGTTGTTGGTCAATTATATGAAGTCGATGTAGGTGAGATTTCAGACTTAATAGAAATTTCTTACGCAAAGTTTCTAAATACTTAAAAAAAGATAAATGGAACAACCCCTTAGATATCCATTTGAGGCATTTACAGACAGTACGGACTATTTGCAAATACAGGCCGTAGAGTATATACCTATTCAAAATTTAAATGTCAATAGAACATCGAGTCTTGTAAGTACTCCTGGATCTAGGAGAAATTCAAACACAAAACTTTCAGGTCCGGCAATATACTTACCAATACCGTCGAATGTTGTTGATGGCAATTCAGTAGACTATTCTACTAGTAATTTGAATAGCATCGCTAGTGCTGCTGTTGGTGGTGTTATGAACACAATGAAAGGTGGTGAAAAATTCACTGAAGGTGGACTTGATATTAGTAGAGGACTTGAAACAGCAGGTACAAATTTAAGTAAGGTACTTGAGGAAACTTCTGCAGCAGCTGGTGGTTTAGATGGCATAGCAAAATTTCTTACAAGACAACTTGCCTCTTCGGCAGTAAATATTTTTGGGGCAAATATAAGTCCAAATGAAATTCTTTCTAGACAAACTGGAGAAATCTTAAATCCAAATCTTGAATTGTTATTTGGAGGTCCGACTCTTCGTTCTTTTAGATTTACGTTTCAAATGGTCGCAAGAAGCAATGCAGAAGGATTAGAAATTAAAAAGATAATTAGAAAATTGAAGAAGGATATGGCACCAATAACAAAAAACACTACTATACAAAATACAACATTAAAAACACCTAGAGTATTTGAATTAAGATACAAACAAGGAGCAAGTGAGCATAGTTTTTTGCATAGATTCAAACAATGCTTCTTGACAGATATAAGTGTAAATTATACGGCTGAAGGAACATATGCAACATATGAAGATGGAACACCTGTATCGATAAAGATGGACTTAACATTTAAAGAAATTGAACCAATTTATGATATTGATTACGATGAAGTAGGAGGAGTTGGATACTAATGGGATATTTCAGGGAACTACCAAATTTACAATATCAATCTTTTCTATCAGATAGCACATCTTCTAAGAACTATCTGGAAGTTAAAAACCTGTTTAGAAGAAACAAACTTCGTGAGGATCTAGAAGGAGTTTTCACTTTTCTAGAAAAATATGAAATTGTTGAAGGTGCAAGACCAGACACAGTTGCTGAAGAATTTTATGGTAGTGCCGAACTGGACTGGGTTGTTCTTATGAGTGCAGGGATTATTAATGTAAGAAATGAGTGGCCACTATCTAATAGAGACTTATACAATTATGTGGAAGGTAAGTATGGATTAGATTTAAACTCTCCACATCATTATGAAACTGTAGAAGTAAAAGATTCTAATGGCAGATTAATTCTTCCAGAAGGAAAAATAGTTGATTCAGATTTTACAATCCCAAATCCAAACTCACCACTTACAAATTTAAATCCTGTAATTAGTATATCAAACATTGAATACGAAACTAGAGAGAATACTAAAAAGTCTTCAATTTATTTACTGAGACCCTCATATTTACAACAATTCTTGAATGATATGAGAAATATTATGATCTATCAAAACTCCTCAGAATATGTTTCGGATAGATTAATAAGAACAGAAAACACTAGAGTAAATAGTCGATAAAAAAGGGGGAATAATTTCCCCCCCTTTGATATCAGTTTTCTAGTTCTGCAAAGAGACTTCGAATTTCATCGGCCATGTCATCTTCAGAAGAACTTTTGGGCATGATGTCAGAATCATTGAATCCACTATCTGTTCTAGTGAATTGATCACCAAGGTTTTGTTCACGGAACTCTTGTTCTTCCTCAATGGTCTCTTGATCTTGAAAACTAGAAGTGCCTTTGATACCAAGAACATACTCAAGACGCTTTTTCAGTTCATCATATGATTTGAACTGATCGGGTGCAACAAACTCTTCAAGAGAATATTGCTTTTTCCAGATTGCTTCCATTGCATCATCATCTTCCAGGAGTGCACCCTGACGAGCAAACTCTGAAGAATCATAGTTGCGATAGCCAGCAACATTCTTTGCCTTTAGTTTGAAATTAGCACCTTGCCAGAAGTCAAAAGGATCGATTGCTTCTTCATCTTCAAATTCGGGTTGCATTGCGGCAGTGATTTTATCAAAGATCTTTTTACCAAACTTGTACAGAAAAACTTTACCCTCGTTTTCAGGATTTGTAGGATCTTTAACGACGTAAATATTAGAAATATACGTTAATTTGCGCTTTTGCTTACGTGCCTGTTCCTTTCCAGCATCTGTTCCATTGTTCCACAACATTGAATTGTATTCGGACATAGGATCTTTCTGACCCAGAGTGGTCAAACTATTTTCAATATACCATCCACCTTTGCCTTGAAATGCATGTGAATACAATTTTGCAAAAGGAAGATCTTCTCCCTCTGGAGCAGGTAGAAAACGGATAACGGCATAACCATTACCACCTTTATCTACTTCCAATTTCCACAGTCGTTCATCATTTGAAGAACCTGTATTATTCATTTTTTCAACTTCTTTGACTAGCTTTTCAGTCAAAGAACCAAGTTTAGATTGCTTTTTAAGATTCGCAAAACTCATTTTAGATTACCTCGGATTATTTTGGATTCGTTGGATTTACTTAGATAGTATAACTGATTTGGGATCAATTGTCAACATAGGCTCGGAGAGACTTGATAGTTGAATACATACTATTAAATAAAGTTTGCATATCAGTATCTGGTGGAAAACCCATCATTATAACTGATTTGCAAAGGTTCTCTTTCATCTCAATTGCTTGAGGATCATCTGAAAGAGATAACCTAGTATACATCACTCTCTGCTTTTCAAGCAAGTTTGTGAGTAAATCTATATGTTCAAGTTTTTCATCACTAGACATTGTCTTGAAAGTTATGATACTTTCATAGATTTTTTCTTGCATTCTATTAATTTCGTTCAATTCTTCTTGAATGATTTCGGATTCAAAAAAGTCACTCATTTACAATGTCCCTCAAAATTTTCTTGTACTTAAACATATCAAGATTATTTAGAAAGGGTTTGTACTTATGTATTTTAAGACTTACTGTTTCCCATACAGGATCATCAAGTTTTTTATCAAACTTTTGTCTAAAAGAAAAGATCTTCTCAAAAATGACCAGGGTCTCAAGACTTACGTCTCCACCAAGATACCTTTTTAACAGAATCGGGTGCCCTTTCGAACAATTGAATATACTTTCTAATTCGTTGTTCGATAGCAATTTGTTGCTTTGTTCTCTGAATAAGTATGTCAAACTCTGTTGTCTTTTTTTCCATTCTGAATAATTTCTTTCCCCCTCGTTTATTAAAGAACCAATCCATAAGTTTTGTGGGTTATCTGAGTATGCAAAATTAGAAACAAGAAAATCTACAATTTCTTTATCTGAGAGCTTACGACTTGTGCGTTCGAAAAAATAACGATCTTTTCTACGATTAAAAGATGTAATAGTTGCTTTTGTTTTGGCTCCGTATTTAAAAAAGTCGTATTTTGGATTTGTGAAGTGATTTTTTACTGACAAATAATGTTGATAGACTTCAAATGGTTTCACTTTCATATAGGCAAACGAGCGCGTGAAGTTTTCTTCATAAAGTTGAGTCTGGTCGCATCCCACTTTAGTTTTTCTTTAAGAGATTTTGAGATCAGTTTGGTCACCGAGTCTACCTCAAGGTCATTGATTTCGCAATAGTGTACGATTGCATCAATATAATTAATTTTTTCTTCGACAACAATCTTTTCAATTTCTAGTGCAAATTTAGAAGGTGTTAAAAATTTACTTTCTATTGCTTGTTCCAGTTCTTTATTCGGTTCCATAGAGTTCCAATTTATCTCTAACAAACTTTCCAATATATTCTGTGAGAAGTTTGATGTACTTTGATTTGTTTCGTTCTTCATAGACGACGCATTCTCCATTTTCACAAGCCATGATAATTACAAGTTTTTTAACCGGAATACCAGTTAATTCGTACAGCATACAACCATATGCCATGCACTGCACAAAATAGTGATTGATCCACTCCCGTGGTTTTGGTTTCTTGGAAGTCTTGAAGTCAATTATTGCTAATTCACCCTCATATTCCGCAATACAATCGACAGTTCCTGCAATTCCTAAGTGTTTACTATATAGGGAACCTTCGAGTGCGTATATATTATTTATATTTTTAAGTTTTTCTTTAGAGATTTTAAAAAGAAAATCAGAAATTGGAGGAACTTTGGGAAGATCTTCATTTTTCATGAAGTGTTCCACTAACGTGTGCATATCAGTGCCACGTTTTGTGGCAGCTTTAGTGATGCGATCTGCTTTTTCATCTCCGACCTTTTTACGCCATTTTACAAAGATTTCTTTGTTGTAATGACTGATTACCGAAGTGATGGAGACCAACTTCAACAGTTGGTCATTATCTGGAACAGAGTAGTATCTGACGCCATCAATTGTAGTTCTTCCAAGTTTTGGAAGATTTATATCTATGTGTTTAAAAATCATTGTTTATTGGAGTTGTCCATCCTTTATGATGTTTTCTTTTTCCGGATAATACACTAAAAATTTTAGATTTATCTAAATTATTATTCTTATAAAATTTAGACATATAATCATAAATTAATTCCTAATTCATACTTTGCCAACAGATACTCCTTAACCAAAGATGAACGGACAATATCGTTTACTTCAAACTCAATTATATCAAAAGATGGCATTTTCCTAATAATATTCATAAAATCGACAATACCATTTCTTTCACTTGTCTTAATTAAATCTGATTGTGTAGCATCCCCACAGAAGCATATTCTACTATTTTCACCGACACGGGTAATAATAGAATCTAATTCATGCCCATTAAGGTTAGCAAACTCATCTACAATAATAATAGAATTATCTAATGTTGTTCCTCTAATAAACGAAGTGGACCAAAACTTGATGGTTTCTTGTGCCTTAAGATTGCCGTATAGCATTTCAAAGTCAGCATCACTCGGCATCTGGAACATATATTTCACCATATTCTTATAAGGAATTTGGTAAATATCTGCCTTATCATCATGATCTCCAGGAAGGAAACCAATCTCTCTAGTTGCCACAAGAGAACGAACAAGATAAATCTTTTCATATGGTGTGTTCTCGGAAAGAACATCACGGAGTGCATTATATAAGGTAATAAAAGTCTTACCCGTTCCGGCACA